TAGTTACTGCATCTGTTGGGGGAGCCTCATTTAAAAAGGCTGCATCATCTAGAATAGCCATTGCTTACTCCAGACTATCAGGGTTAGCAGTCTCTGCCCGTGCATCATCCAAGGCATTATTAATAGCCTCTAACTCATTCTCTGCAGCATTACCCATCTGGATAAGTACTGATAAGTACCGCTTTAAATGACCAGAAGCTTGAGCAATAGCTAAAGCATCTTTCTGGTTACGTTCAGTCAATGCAGGATCAGCAGAAGCTTGTGCATATCGTGCACACTCTTTGACCATGAACTGTTCATTGATTACTTTACGAAAGTCTGCATTCTGCGTCAAACGCTGAACTGCTTGGCGCATTTCAATGGCTTGTTGTATAGACTCACGTTGAGTTTCCAATTGTTGTACTGTGACTTCAGACATGCTGAGTGGTCTTTCTATAGTTAGTTAAAGAGGAGGATTGTACTGATTTGAACCAAGAGAAGGAATAGTTCTATTGGGTGCATCGTTAAGTTTATCACTAATTTGATTGAAACCAATAGCAGCATCTAAGTTAGGTGCTTGTTCACCTTCTTTTTTAGGTGTAGTCAACGCTTTAGTAATCTGAAGATTCTGATTACCTTCTGCTTGTGCTTTCATACGTTCCATTTCACGAGCATGGTGTGTACCAGTATCTTGCTCCACATAATCTAAATCAAGGGCATCCTTCTTAGACTTAGATTCTTCAGCTTTAGCTAAATTGAGTGCAGCTTCAGAATTAATCTTAGCCACAATAGCACGTTTCTCTTCTACTTCAAGTTTAGCCATCTCCTGTTGTTCAGGGGTTGGTTGTGGTTTGTAATTGCGTAACTGTTGTGCCAATGCAGGCATACGTTTCAAATCAGCAATTTCAGATAACACAGTCAACATTAACTCTTGACCAGCATTAGGGCCAATTGTTTGCAGCATAAAAGATAAATCTTTAGCCTTAGCATCATCAACTTCAGCCGTAGAAATATCCACTTCTAAATCAAAATCACCTGCCAGATCATCACGCTTAATCTCAACAAACTCAGTATTCGTTACACGAATTACTTCTTTATCTGTCAAGAAAACAGCATTCATCTTAATGATTTTGTATCCGACATCAGCAATAGCCTTAGCTAAACGACGAAGAATAGCCATCTCACGTTTAGATGCTGCATCCAATGCCCCACGGATACCAGCAGCAACATCACCATAAGATTCACCTGAAACACCACCACTGAAGGACTTAACACCGGTTAGTGCCTCTGCTTCTTGGTTCTGCAGATTCAACATTAACAATGCTGATTGCGGTAACTCTGGATACTTATGAGCAATCAATCCTGCTTCTGGAGTAACAGTCGGATTGAATTCATAGTCTTGACCATTCTCATAGCGACGACGATTCAACGGGTCTAGCATTCCTTTAGCAAATCCTTGCTGACCATTAGCAGATCGACCCAATAAATCAATCATGCCACGAGTTACAGCACCTAAGATTGCTTGGTTATCTTCAAGCAACTCAGCATCAGGTTCACCATACAACTCACGTTTGACTGGCAAATACTTTGCAATAACAAAAGGTAACTTCTTATCAGGATAAGGATTTTCTTCCATCCTGATCATGACATTGCTGACCCAAGTAGCTACGATACTTGTTAATTCACCATTACCATGAATATCATAGAAACCCCAATACTCATACGCCACTATTTTCTTACGTGGTGCATCTTGGAATTGAAAATTGGCAGGTGTCTTTGTTGAAAACTCACTATCAGATAACGGAGCAGCACCTTCCCAATTTACTTTATCAAGGTTTGTATAACGATCTTTTTCAGATTCAAGGTCTGCTTTGCATGTCTCAAATGAAACAACAGCAAACTTTGCTTTATTCAAATCACCACCACACGAAGGATCAATAACCACATTGTCCGGGTTCATTACCTCAACAGTAGGATGATTGAAAATAACCTTCTCAACATCAACAGCTTGTTCACCAGTTTGCTGTGCTATTACTGTTTGCCCAGTCTCGTGGTAATAATCAAGTGATGCTTTTAACGCTGGATCAGCCTGTTCCTCATATATACGAGGATCAGAGTGCATCATCTCCATACCTTGCTGTAAAGCTTGTATTTGCTCCTGTGATTGCACAGGGAAATACGAGTAAACAGGGGCCATCTCTTTGACCATAATGGTCTTACGATTCCAGCCTACACGTAGAACGCTTGTACCTTCATCAACAGTTGAACGAATAAAATCATCAATAAGATTAACTCTATTGAGCTTGGTTCGGAATTGATAATTCAGCAACAATTCATTCTGTTTAGCTGAACGAGCATCTTCAAATGTTTGAGGACTTACTTTATAAAGTTTGTTGGTTCCAAGAAACGGTTCAGTCAATGCAGAGTAACGCCACTCAGCTTGACGACGAATAAGTTTAGGCTGTACAGAAGAACGCCCTTTAACCCTAGCAGGACGTGCTTTACCTTTACATGCCATCAAATCGTTCCATAAAGCAATCTTTGTCATCTGGGCACCATGTGCACCAGCAGCTTGCTCCATGTCGTACTTTAATTGAGCAATAGACGGCTCTTTCTTCCAAGATGTAATCTTGGCAGCTTGGTTAGGGTCTGCAGGCACGTTACCAATTGGTTGTTTTGGTGCGTGATTGAGAGAGTCGTCATCAGTCATATTCAGTTACTCAGTAAAGTACTCTATTATTACGCAATTGTTCCCATAGATTTCCATGTTCCAGGTGTACCAGACACACCATCTGCAAAGTAATCTAAAACACTATGTACAACAACACTTTGAAGATTGTTAATATCAGCAGCTACGGGTAAATCACCAGTAACAAAAATTTTACGTGCCATGATTAGTTTTCCCTATGAAATTACTTAGTAAGATTTTCAATAGTAGAGTCTTTAGTCTTACTACTACGGGTAGTTCCAAACTCAAAGTTATAGATGTTATCTAAATACCCTAAGAAACGACCGAGAACCAAGGTAATAATACCCTTAGCATACTCATCTAGTCCAGATTTAAGTACCACATAAACCATACCAGCAATGAGTATTACTGCTAATATGTACATAGAATCTGCTCGATAATTGTGCACTCCTAACGTCATGTCACGTTTACGTGCATCAATGGTGTTCTGAGTGTCTAACTGAGCAAGTGTAATTTCATTCTCTTCCAAGAACTTGGAGAAATCAATTTCAGCTAAACGAATAGCTGCTACTTGATCAGCAGTCATCTTACCATCACCCAATGCTTTGGTTACAGCTTCTACTGTTTTACCAGCAAGACCAAGCTTCTCTGCAATAAAACTGGCAGCAACACCAGCAAAAGGACCACCTAATGCTGTACCTAACATTGGTACAAGTGTCTTTAAAAAATCCATATTACTTCCTGGTAAGTCTATGCTTGCACACCTGCAGTTGCAGTCTTTGGATCGGGATAAGCTTTATACGTTAATTGGAAATGTGGACCATCACGGAATGATCTCCAATCCCCACCCCACTCAATTGGAATGTTAAGTTCTTCAGAAGCAGCTTTCATAGCTTTAGCAATTGTTGCATAGTGTGGTAAATCCCAAGATACTGTGTTTCCAATATAAGCAACAACATCAATAGCATAACCGATAAGGTGACGACTGTGAATTGTTTTAGTCAGGTGTTGATTGAATAATTCCTGTTGTCTCTTCAGAGAACGTACTCCTTCAGTAATTGCAAAGTCTACTGGTGAAAGAGTTAACGCATGTCTAGCAACACGTACTAAATCAGGATGAACACCTACAAGATTACTCTCTGATCGCTGACCAAATTTGAAAGTCATAGTTGTTACCTAATGATTATTACAATGTAAAAGTGATTAATTTCCAATCACTAGCACCTGTACCATAATTTACAGAAATATATGCTTTACGTCCTACCTCATCAACATAAATTTGTCCTATATATACGGCTGCTGTTGAAGGTACCCCTGAACCACGTTGTACAGTAGCTATGTAATCAGCTCCTGCATTACTACCCTCAACACGTTGATATACCGGACCTAAACCAGCGCCAATATCGGATGTGTTTACATAAATAGAATTAGGAGCTACTGACCCTGCATTAGCACGACCTGCTAATCTTAACGGTTCTTTTATAGAAATCGCATCTCCATTATTACCATAAGATTCAAAAGCAA